ACCTTATTACCAACGCCATCGACACGGTTAAGCGGAATAATGACATTCTGCGGATGCAGTATCGAGACGCGATGGCCTCCGGCGACTATGACAAGGCCGCTGATATTCAGCAGGAAATGTCAACGAACGCCGCGAAGCTTTTACAGCTTGAAAGCGGCAAGCAGGCCATGGAAGCGCAGCCTAAGCAGGCTCCGCCCAAGTATGAGCCCGCCGACCCCGTCGAGGCTCTGGCGTCTCAGTTGACGCCACAGAGCGCCGCATGGGTTAGGGCGCATCCTGAATATGCGCGTGATCAGCGTTTGACGAAAAAGATGATCGCGGCGCATCAATTGGCCGTGGCGGACGGTTATGTTCCCGACAGTGACGAGTATTTCGCCGCCGTCGAGGACGTTTTGCGTATCAACCGCCAGTCCGCACCGCCTGTAAGGGATGAAGCCATGGCGGATGCCGCCAAGGTGACGCAGCGCCGATCGGCCCCGCCGTCCGCTCCTGTGTCGAGGGCGGGAACGGGCACGGGCTCTAGGCCGGATGTAGTGCGTTTGACCGCCGCCGAGCGCGAAATGGCGCAGCTTTGGGGCATGACTGAACAAGAGTACGCCAAGAACAAGCGCGCTCTCCAGAAAGAAGGGAAACTCCAGTGAACGACATGACATCAAGGCGCGGTCGTCCGCGCAAAAGCTTCTTGACCCGCAAGGACGCCGTTGAAAGCTTCGAGGCCGATGAAGTTCTTGATTCTCTTGCCTCGAACGACGCCGCCCCGTCTCCTTCCAGGCCACCAATGCGCCCGGAAATGAAGGCGGAAGATCCGCGCGCTAGGGCGGCCCGACGCGCCGCTGAAATCCGTGGCAACATTGGCTCAATGGATGAAGGTGTCGATGAGTTTTACATTGACCCCACGGACATCCCGCCTGGTTGGTCCTATGAGTGGAAGCGCCACACGGTCGCCGGGGCGGAAGACCCGTCCTATGCCGTCTCCTTGGCTCGCAAGGGCTGGGAGCCGGTCCCGGTTGATCGCCTGCCGCACTTGATGCCCGCCAGCAGCAAGGACCAGTACGTGACCCGCAAGGGCATGATCCTCATGGAGCGCCCGGCTGAACTGACGGACGAAGCTAGGAACATCGAAGAGCGTCGCGCCCGCCTTCAGGTCCGCAACAAGGAAGCGCAGCTTGGCGAAGCGCGTCCGGGCGAGTTTAGCCGCAACAATAAGGACGCGCCGCTGGCGAAAGTAAAAAAAGGTTGGGAAGCCGTTCCCATTCCTGAATGACGATATGAGGGGGGCTTCGGCCCCCCTTTACTTTGTTTTATAATCGTGTATTTTTGACAGGCTTCCCCCGGCGTGGAAGTTTAACAAATTCCCGGTTCTTAGTCGCCCCGGTGTGCGATGATGGACTTTCCTGTAAAAAGGAGAATCCGTCATGGCGAATACCAACGCGCCCAACGGTTTCAATCAGTACAGCGGTACGGGCTCGGCTCCGACCTATGAACAGGTCCAGCTTGCCATTTCCGCCACGAACTCCACTAATCCTCAGATTTTCTACGGCGATCCCGTTGCCCAGCTCTCCACTGGCTTCATTTGCCAGATGGGCACCAACAGCACTGGCGATGGCTCGACTGTCGGCGCGGGCAATCTTGTCGGCGTTTTCGTCGGTTGTAAGTACCTTTCGGTGTCGCAGAAGCGCACTGTCTGGTCGAACTACTTTCCCGGCGTCGGCGACGTGAACTCCAGCGCCCCGTCCGTGACGGCTTATGTCATCACCGACCCGAACGCGCAGTTCATTGTTCAGACCGCTAACTCGAACACCACGGCCACCGCCGTTGGCGTTTCGGCCATTGGTCAGAACATTGGTATTGCGTATGGCACTGGCACCGGCACGAACACCAACACGCTTGGCACCACGCCCGGCAACGTGTCGAACGGCCTGTCCACCGCGTATGCTGATCAGTATACGCTTGGCACGTCGAACGCGTTGCCTTTCCGCGTCATCGCCCTTGCCAATTATACCCCGGACGGGTCGAACCCGATCGCCGGTATCAACGGTAATGATTCCACCTCGGCTTATAACCGGATCGTCGTCGGGTTCAACAACTCGGCCATGAAGTCCGGCGTCACCGGCATTTAAGGAGTAGCTTGAAATGGCTACCTTCGTTTCGGTTTCTGACAAAATGCTTCTTCAGTATACGCTGATGAATCGCGTTTATCAGTCCGAAACGGGTTGCTGGGTGTGGAAGGGCTCAAAGCGCAATGGATATGGACTGCTTTGTCAAAACAACAAAACTGTGTCCGCTCATCGCGTTTCCTATGAAGCCTTTTGCGAAGCTATTCCTGACGGAATGGTTGTTCGTCATTCCTGCGACAATCCGTCTTGCATTAACCCAGATCATCTTAGTTTGGGAACGCAAGCCGATAATGCAGCAGATAGAGAATCCCGTCACCGCAGAAATGTTCGTGGCGAGATGATCGGAACGGCGAAGCTCTCTGCATCCGATGTGGTAGCGATTAAAGCATCGAAAGAATCTGGCGTTACGCTTGCTAAAAAGTATGGCGTCAGCCCTTCAACCATATCGCTTATCAAGATTGGAAAATCTTGGTCGCATATCACTAAGGAGATTTAACCATGGCGGTTAATCTTAGCGCAATTAAAGACCTTCTATTGCCCGGTCTGAGGGGCATCGAAGGCCGGTACGAGATGATTCCCAGCCAGTACGACAAGATTTTCACGAAGCACGACTCGAAGCTGGCCTTCGAGCGCACCGCTGAAATGCGGTATCTTGGGTTTGCCCAGCTCAAGACCGAAGGCGGCCAGACCGCTTTCGATAATGGCGCGGGCGAACGCTATGTGTACAACCAGGAGCACACCGAAATTGGTCTTGGTTACGCGATCACCCGCAAGGCGATTGACGATAACCTGTACAAGACCCAGTTTCATCCGTCGAACCTTGGCCTGATCGAGTCCTTCCAGCAGACCAAGGAAATCTACGGCGCGACGATCCTGAACACCGCGACAACGTACAATGCCTCTGTTGGCGGCGACGGCGTTTCTCTGTGTTCGACGGCGCACCCGATTGACGGCAGCACGGTCGCCAACACCCCCTCGACGCAGGTTGATCTTAACGAAGCCACGCTGCTGAACGCGATGATCGCGGTCCGCACCAACTTCAAGGATCAGGCCGGTCTGAAGGTGTTCGCCCGCGCTCGCAAGCTGATTATTCCTCCGCAGCTTGAGCCCGTCGCGATCCGCCTTCTCAAGACGGAACTCCGCCCCGGCACCGCCGACAACGATGTCAATGCCATTATGACGACCGCCGGTGGCCTGCCGGAATCGTACATGGTCAACGACTTCCTCACGTCGCAGTACGCTTGGTTCCTGCTCACGAACATTGATGGCCTCTCCTACATGGAGCGCATCAAGTTCGAGACGGATATGCAGGTGGATTTCGTCACTGATAACCTTCTTGTGAAGGGCTACGAGAGGTATAGCTTCGGATATTATAACTGGCGCTCCATCTATGGTAGCTTCCCAACCTCTTGATTTTGCTGAGAAATCAACAGAAGGGTAAAAACATGGAAGCCTCTTTACAGGATACGCAAAAAGGGATATACAATTTCCCTGTAAGCGTTACCAAGAAAGGTGCTTCCATGTCCGAAGAATACGGCCTGACTGTTGATACTATCGCCAAGAAGTTGGCTTACGACGCTGATACGGGGATTTTCACTTGGATTGTCCCCGCATCCCGGAATGTGTGTGCAGGATCAATCGCTGGGTGCGATAAGGCAACCCGGACTGGCAAGGGCGGCGAGAAAGTTTCCTATCGGTACATTCGTATTGATGGCGCTTCTATTCCCGCCGCCAAGCTAGCTTGGTTGCTCCATTACGGTGAGTGGCCTCGTGCACGTCTTGGTTTTCACGATGGCGATACGCTTAATTTGCGAATTGCCAATCTTTACGAAACAAACGGCATGGGCTCAAAAGCTAACAAGTTTCTTTCCACGGATCGGAAGGAATACATGAAAGCTCATCGTGAAGCATATCCAGTTGAATGGAAGGACACTTATCTGACCCAGAAATATGGGATTGATATGAGCGCCTACATTGCAATGGCCATTGCTCAAAACAACAAATGCGCCATTTGCGATCAGGAAGAAACGGCCACGCGCGGCGGGAAAACCAAGGCGCTAGCTGTCGATCATAACCATACGACTGGCAAGGTTCGTGGCCTTCTGTGTGAAGCCTGCAATCAGGCGATTGGCAAAATGAAAGAAAACCGCAACATCCTTCTTTCCGCCATTCAGTACCTTGATAAGCATTCCGAAGCGTCTCCGAATGTGGTATCTCTTGAATCGAAAGGGTAGCCCGATGGCTATTAGTCTCAATCTCAAGCATGGTGGGAGCCTGTAATGTCATCTACAGTCTTCACTGGCCCGGTTTTGGCGGGCAATGTGCTTAACTCGGACGGCACCGGCACGCTTGCTGGTGTTGGCGGGTCGAGCGGTACGAGCAATGTCGGCTTTTGCGATATGGTGCAGAACGCCGCGATTGTTCAGGCTTCGGCTTCGGCATCGACTTTGATTGTCATCCCGGCGCAAAGCTTGATTTCGGCGATTGATGTGTTTGTCACTACGGCATTCACGAATAGCGCCACGCTTAGCATTGGCACCACGTCCGCGAACGCGAACGAGCTTGCCACGGGCATCACGGTTTCGAGCATTGGCAAGGTTTCGGCTACGCCAAGTTCCTCGACAATCGCCGCTTGGCTCAATTCGAGCAGCACTCAGGACGTTCTGTTGTATGTGAAATCCAGCGCGGCCCCATCGGGCGGCACCGGGGCGGCGACTGTTGTCGTCAAGTACATGCAGGGCGTGAATGGGTTCACCAACGAACAGTACACCTGATAGGAGGCTCTTATGAAGGGTCACAAGGCGCATCACGACCTGCACAGCATGGTCAAGCATCAGTCGATGAAGCATGTTAAGCATCGCAAGGCCGGTGGCCGCGCGGAATCGCCGGAGCATGGCACGGATGAGGCGGAAATGGACTTGCATGACAAGCCCGAGCCCCGCACCAATGCCAAGAACATTGACAGCGAGGCCGAGGCCATGCACGCCAAGCGCGGCGGTCGCGCCAAGCGCAAGCACGGCGGTCACGTCATGCACCATCACATGGGTCATGTGAAGCATGTCGGCGCGGTTCATGGCGAGCACGCCATGCATCACGCTGGCCGCAAGCCGCGCAAGGCTGGCGGTTCGGTTGAAGCCAATCCTTTCTCGGCTGCCATGAAGGGCACCCCCGCCAAGGGGCGCAAGCTTGAGAAGGAAACGATGGGCAGCGACATCTGATACCGGAACAGGGGGCTTCGGCCCCCTTTCTTTCCTTGGGGGATTGACATGGCTGGCGCTTGGACACGCAAGGAAGGGAAGAACCCCGAAGGCGGTTTGAATGCCAAGGGGCGGGCTTCCGCGAGGGCCGAGGGGCATCATTTGAAGCCGCCGGTGAGCTCCAAGGAAGCGGCCCATAGTCCCGCCGCCGCGCAGCGCCGCGATAATTTTCGTACCCGCATGTGCGGGATGAAGGAAAAACTGACATCCGCCAAGACGGCGCATGATCCGAATAGCCGGATCAATTTGGCGCTGAAGAAGTGGGATGTGAAGTGCTAAAATGACCGAGAAGCCGTTCTGGGAAAAGGGCCTTCCAAAGGGCCATAAGGAAAAGCACCTGAACAAAAAGCAGGTGCAATCGGCAAAGGCTCACGCCCGCGCGGCTGGCAGGCCCTATCCAAATTTAGTGGATAATGCGGCGGTGGCGCGTTCTAAAAGCAAATAGAGTGATTTTCCATGATTCTCACCACCATCACTCAAGGCGGAACTGGTTGCGGCAATATCCGCGCGGTTGACGATTTCCAGCCACTGTTTAGTGTTGGCGCGAAATTGGTTTCGCGTTTTGCGACGCTTAACACTGCTAAAGGACCACGAACATGACGGGTGTTGTTAACCAGTCCATTACTCGCGTTGGGCGATATGAGCCGTTTGAACTTCAGGTCTCTCGCGGGCAAATTTCCTTTCATAGCCTGGCCAATATCTTTGGGTATGGCACGACTCCCGCGACGGCCAATTTGTTCAGAACTGTTTGGGAAAACATGTCCACGACGGATTATGTTTTCCCCGCGTCCGCGATTACGATGTATTTGGTCAGCACGGTTGGAGCTGATACGGCCAGCATTGTGATTAGCGGGCTTGATGCCAATTACAATATGTTGAGCGAAACGCTTGTCCTCAACGGGACCACTGCTGTTCCAACGGTAAATCAGTATTTTAGAATTAATGGCATTTCGGTTTCGGTTGGAAGCGCAACCAATCCGACTGGTGTTGTGACGCTTTCAAATAGCGGCGCGACCGTCATTTATGCTCAGATAAACACGGCTACGGTAGGTGGCGTGACGGAAAGTGTTGGAACGTCTCAAATGGGCGTTTACACTGTTCCGACGGGTTATACATTTTATGGTTATCGTTACGGGTCCTATTCCTCTTTTAATGGAAATACCGCAAATTACACAATTTATCGCGCCATCTCAAATTCACCATCTGGCGTTCAGAAAATTATTGTTCAGACGCCGTTTAATACAAATTATGAAATTCAGAGGCATTTTCCATTTCCTTATGCCGCCGGAACTGACATTCGGTTTCAGATTGCATCAAGCGCGGCGGCTGCCGCTGTTGTTAGCGTCAATATCGGCGGCGTGCTGATTGCCAATGACGGCACCCTATAGGAATTAGCCGATGGCGACGAGCAACACATACGCTTTTAATCCGTCGCTGGGCGAAGCCACTATCTATGCCTTTAACCTGTGCGGGATTAGAGGCACATCCATACTTCAGGAACACATGGAATCGGCCCGCATGGCCGCCAACATGATGCTGGGGCGTTGGTCGTCAGAAGGGGTTAATCTCTGGGCTGTTGATCTTCAAACAGTCCCGCTTATTCAGGGGCAGGCGACCTATTCCGTTCCGTCTAACACCATTGTCATGCTTGACGCATACATTGTGCAAAATAGCGGCGGATCGTCGATCAATCGTTTGATTTTGCCGATTTCCAGAACGGAATACGCCAGCTACCCAAACCCGACGCAGCAGGGATTCCCCACGACATACTGGTTCGATAGGCTTCTTTCGCCGACCGTGACGTTGTGGCCTGTCCCTGATGGCAACGAAAGCTCATTCAATTATTATCGTGTCAGGCAGATACAGGATAGCAATTTCACCAATGGGCAAACAGTTGAAATCCCCTACTATTTCCTTGAGGCGTTTGTGTTCGGATTAGCCCAGCGACTTGCCATGATATGGGCGCCTGACAAAGTGGCTCTGCTGAAGCCTCTTGCGGACGAATCGTATAATATCGCTGCGGCACAGAACATAGAAACCGCGCAACAGTATATTTCGCCGCAAATTAGCTCTTATTTTAGGCCGTGAGGTATAATCATGGCTTACGCAAGCAAATCAGGAAGGGCTCGTACTAGTTCTAGCAATCCGCAAGCACATGCTATATGCGATAGATGTAATTTTCGTGTAAATTTTGTGGATTTATTTCCTCAATTTGAATGGAGAGGCGCGGCATTACTTAACACGCGCATTTTAGTCTGTAGTGATTGTCTTGATACGCCACAAGAGCAAAACAGGGCGATTGTCGTTCCCGCCGATCCGACGCCGATTGTAAATGCTCGTGTGCAGGATTTTGTCGCGGCTTCGGTTGATTATCAGACGACGAGCGCGCCGACTGTCTACGATCCAACGACGGGCATCCCGATCCCGTCCACGACAAATTATGTCACCCAAGACGGTCAAAACCTGACCATGCAGCCGATTGGGCCGCCTGTTGGCCTTGAACCCGGCGCGATCATGCCGCTTCAGGGAACGGTTCATTATGATGTCCTGCTGCCGGTTGTTTCGATTTCCTCGATTGGCACGACGATCATTTCGGTAACTTGCAGCGCGCCGCATAATCTGGCGACAAACGCTCAAATTTCGGTATCTGGTGCGTCTAATAATGCCATTAATGGGTTTTATTCGATTACGGTAACGACCGCCACGGCCTTCACCTACACGGTGACATCTGCTATACCTTCCGGGTCTTTCTTGACCGGATCGACGCGTGTTTTGACGGCGAATGTCGGCCTGCCGTATAATTACACGCAGATACCGCAGACGGGAACGTAACCATG